TGATGGGCTTGCTTTAGAGTTAAAGCGTGAAACAGGACTTATGGCAAAGCTAATTCTAAGCGGTGCAATCAAAGAAGCTGCTGAAGTAAAGGTTGCTGGATTGAAGTATAAGAAAGATGAACGAATCAAGCAATCCGCAGCAACAGAGATCCTTGACAGAATGTTGGGGAAACCAACGCAGACCGTACAGGGTAAAGTGGAGAACATTCAAACTATTAAGATTCTCGAAGTTATCAAGTCCTATGATGAAGAAGATGAATAAGCGTAAGGGATTAATTGAGCGAGCTATATAGCCGAAACGGCGATAAACTAACTATCAACTTGCACACAGGGCAGACAATGGCGTGGGATAGTAAAGCACGGTTTCCTGCTATTATCGCAGGGACGCAAAGCGGAAAAACTTCTTTTCTTCCATTGTGGTTGGATCGTGAAATGAGGATTTGCGGAGAGGGGGATTATCTCGGAATCACATCAACCTACGATCTTTTTAAGATAAAGTTTCTGCCTGAAATGAAAAACTATTTTGTTGATGGTTTTGGATGGGAGTGGGCAGCAAGCGAAAGGGTTATCTCAAAAGCCAAAACAAGAATTATATTGAGAAGTGCAGATACTAAGGGTGGGCTTGAGGCTGCTACTGCAAAAGGAGCGGTATTTGATGAGTGTGGTCAAGATAGGGTTAGGCTTGGTGCGTGGGAAGCTGTGCAAAGGCGATTGAGCTTGAATGCTGGCCGCTGCTTATTAGCAACAACACCGTATAATATAGGTTGGCTGAAAACAGAAGTGTATGACCGGTGGGCTTCTGGTGATCCAGGTTATGATGTTATTAATTTCAAGTCTACGATGAATCCAAACTTTCCACAGGCTGAATACAACAGGATGAAGCGGATACTGCCTGCATGGAAGTTTCACATGTTCTATGATGGCACATTTGAACGACCCGCTGGACTTGTTTATTCAGACTTCGACTCAGATACACAGAAAGTAAAACCATTTGATATTCCACAAGAATGGCCAAGATATGTGGGAATAGACTTCGGGGCCGTTAATACAGCCGTGGTTTGGATAGCATTGGACCCTAACACGAATTGCTATTATATATATCGCTGTGTAATGATGGGAGGAAAGACCACAAAAGAAAAAGCCATAATGTCTTTAACTTATAAGCACGAGAATACTATCAGATGGACAGGTGGTGCCAAGTCGGAAACACAAGAAAGAATGGATTGGAACGCCGAAGGGGTGCCAGTACAGGAAAGTCCAATCATTAGTGTAGAGGCTGGAATAGACAGGGTTATCGAACTATTAAAGACTAAGAGGTTATTTGTATTTGATACATTGAAAGGATTGTTGGATGAGTTGGGTACTTATTCCAGGGTACTAGATGATCGAGGGCAGCCGACAGAAAAGATCAAAGACAAGAATGACTACCACAGGCTCGATGCAGTAAGGTATAATATAAGCGCGGTAAACTTTTCAACAACTGGAGGCATCAATGTATAGAGGACAAGTATTTAATATGCTGATAAGTTTTATTGTTTGGTTTACTGTGTTTGCTTGTATAAGCACTGCTATTGGGACTGCTGTATTAAAAGCGGTTGAGTTGTTGTTGAAATTGCCGTTATAAGGAGAAAGGATGAACATATTTGACAGGATCGGATTTGGGTTAAGCGTATTGTTCGGTGGAGAGAAAGCTCTAATAGCAACCAGGTTGAAGGGTTGGGATAACGGGCAGCCGGCATATCAAGAAACAAACTTCCAGACACTAGCAACTCAAGGGTATAGAAAGAATGAGTTGATATTTGCCTGTATCACAAAGACAGCAAACGCAGCTTCTCAAGTAGCATTAAGAGTATACGATAAGAAAACAGAACAGGAACTTCCTGATCATCCACTAAGGGAGCTCATACAATCTCCTAATAGTGAAATGGCTGAGTACGACTTCTGGTCGGCTAATGTTGTTTATGAGGATTTGGCTGGTGTAGCTTATTGGGAGAAGGAAAGAAGCGCGGCTGGTCGAGTGGTAGGGTTATGGCCATTACGCCCTGACTGGTTATCTCCGGTAAAATCTTCAACTGAATTTATATCTTATTATGTTTATGAGATTCCAGGAAGCAATAACAAGATCCCGATACCCAAAGAAGATGTACTGACCTTTAAGAAATTTGATCCTCTAAATTCCTATCGGGGTTGGCCTCCAGCAGCAGTAGCAGCCAGGATTGGCGATGTGGATAATTCAACTACTGATTTTATCAAGATGTTCTGGGAGCGGGGAGGGATGCCTGCTGGAATTTTATCAACGAAACAACATTTGCAAGATGCTCAAGTTAAAAACATTAGACGTAGATGGAAAGATAGATATGGCGGTTATAAGAAATGGCTATCTCCCGCAGTATTAGATGCAGACGCTACTTATCAAAAGACTGGCTCCTCTTTTAGTGAGATGGGCTTTGAAACTCTAGACGAAAGGAACGAAGCCAGGATCTGTATGGTGTTTGGTGTTCCTCCGATTCTTATAAATGCAGCAGTAGGCTTGAAGAGATCCACTTATTCAAATTATGCAGAAGCTAGAAAAGCATGGTGGCAAGATACTGTATCAACTATATTCCAGCATTATGATGACACTATGAACTCAAAGCTGGTACCGGACTTCGGGGATAACATTTATTTGAAGTGGGACTTTTCTAAAGTGGCTGCATATCAAGAGGAAGCCGAAAGTTTATGGAACAGATACTTATTAGCTTTAGGGGCTGGTGGTATTACAGTCAATGAGTTTAGAGAAGGGATCAACTTGCCGAGATTGTCTAACGGTGATGTGCTCGTAAGGACGCTAAATCAATTTGAAATTCCAGTACGTGAAGAAGGAGCGGGTCGCAAATCGATCGAAGGATTTATTGAGATACTAGAACAGAAACTATTAGGTGATGGCGATAGAGTAAATGACGATAATGAATTTGAAAAGAAACTGACCACATTTCTAAGAAAGCAAAAGAATAGAGTTATTGATGAGGTTGAGGAAGAGGCGTTGAAAGGATAGGATAATGACTAACAAACCATATTGGCAATTAAGTGATCAAGAAGTAAAATATTGGATAAGTATGGGGCTATTTTCTGATAGGTGCAAAGAGCAGATAGCAGTAGATGAGTGCAAGCGGGTTATATTCAAAGAGATAGAACCATTACTTGTATTTATACTGAGTGCCATGACTAAATCAATTAGATTTATAGGAAAAATATGTCTACGGAAAAATGACATATAAAGAAAAGAAATCAGTATTTGATGGGCTGTTCTGGCTTGATGAAGCTGATGAACTTTATGCTATCCTTCTCCCGCTTATACTAAAAATAGCAGTAGAAACAGGAAAGGTATCAGCTCTCAGTATTGGAATCTCTTGGGACTTAGTCAATGATGCCGTTGTGGATTGGGCCAGGAACTTTGCAGCAGCGGATGTGGCTAAGGTTACTGCCACTACTCAAAAGATGGTCCAGGACAAAGTAACAGAATGGATTGGTTCGGGTGAAACGTTGAAAGAGTTAGAGAATAGTTTATTGCCTGAATTTGGGAAAGTACGAGCCAAGAGGATAGCTGTAACAGAAGTTACTAATGCTTATGCTGGAGGAAATCTTGAAGCCTGGAAGGCCAGTGGGCTTGTGGACGGTAAAAGATGGAATACAGCAGGAACAGACGTATGTCCTATTTGTGTGGGCTTAGATCAAATGGTGGTACCCCTGGACGCTATGTTTATTAGTGATTATGATAGTAGTGTTCACGAAAGGCCACCAGCGCACGTAAATTGCAAATGCTGGATAACTCCAGTTGTAAAGGGGCCAGATGGAATTTAAATGGTTTGGAGTAAAAGAAGTAGCAGCAAAGATAAAAAGACTGTCTGCTCCTGAATTAACCAATGAAATAGAACAGACCACAAAGAAAGCTACTTTGTATGTATTTGGAAAGATCCCACCTTATCCGGCGCCAGTCGGCAATTATAAAAGAACTGGTACTCTAGGCAGAGAGTTGAATCAGAAAGTAGAATCAATGGGCAGTAATATAGTGGGTAAAATTGGATCCCCCACCCCTTATGCTCCTTGGGTTATTAGCACAGAAAGAGCTCATGGGGCTGGTCCTCAAGCTAAGGCACATCGAGGCAGATGGTACACTTTACAAGGACATCTTAAGAAGTACCAGAGCGATATAAACAGATTCTTTGAGAACATGATTAAGAGGCTTATTAGATGAAAATGACGGACAGGGATTGGGAATCATTTTTCAATATATTGCGCAACTCGTTATTGGCTATTGTTCGTTGGATTGAAAAAAAATACGGATGGTGAAAAATATAGTATAATAAAGACACAGCCGTCCCTCGGGACTGCATAATTCAGAGCAGTCAAATTGCCCGCTCCTTTTCAGGAGTGGGTTTTATTTATTAAGGAGAGATTATGGGATTCAACAGACCATCATTTAGAACAGGACAGAATACTTTAGCAGCGGCTGGAACTGCAGAGCAATGTACGGCTGCAACAGTAGTGCAAGGGATCAGGGTTGTAATACGGTCAAGATCTACTAATACGGGATTGTTATATATTGGATACTCCAAAGCGGATGCTGAGTTAAATAACTTCTCGATTATTCCTGCTGGGAGTATTGCCCTATTAGTAGATAGCGTCGGTGATGTTTGGGTGGACGCTGCTGAGACGGGTGATATTGTGGAATGGATTTATGAGGTACCGACTGAATAATGGCAGTCCATGAACCTGGTGATCCTTTTGTAACAATGAGTTGGAAGTGGGGCATGTTTGTTGCCGCAGACAGTTTTTATGATTATTACAGGCGAGCTGGTACAAAGATGATCCAATGTATCAATGTTACTGGAACGCCAAACGCAGGAGCATATACAACAGAGTTTGCAACTCTAACCGGAGCGGTAGAGGTCTTAAGGTTCTGGTCATTCTTTTATAATGCGGATACGGTAACGGGAGCGCCAACTAAATTACATTACGACTTATACGACCAGACAAATGTTGTAGACATAACGCTTGATGGAGTAGATGCTACAGGAGCCATTGTTAATTCAAAGCTAGGCAGAATAGATAAGAGTACAGCAGCAATAAACTTTATGGATTCGGACCAGGTAAGAATAGTTGATGGAGCAGTAGGACTTGAATTATCAGCTCCTTTTGTAGCATCGGCTAAATATGGAGCAGATACAAGAATGAGATTATGCTACACAACAGACGGCAATCCTGTTGATTTTACAATCTGTCACGAAATTGTTTGGAGAACTTTGATAGAAAGTTATGGAAGGTTACGCCCTTATTGGGCATAGGAGAATTATGAAAAAGAAAGAGTTACTAAAACGAATAGAAAAGTTAGAAAATGCAAGTTGTCTAAATGTACTTGTTTCATCTGGTTTAGTAAACAGTAGAAGTGAAGGTCGGCGAATGGTGATGCAAAAAGCAATAAAACATAATGGAATAGTTATATCAAATTGTGATGCTAAGGTGCTTTCTGGCATTCTGCAAGTTGGAAAACGTAAAATTGTTCTTTAGTTAATAGGAGAATAAATGGGAGTACATAAACCAGGGAATCAATTAGGGTTAGCGGCACCAGCCATCGCCGATATGGTTGTCAATTCTGCTTATTGCTATATCTCACAATTAGGATCTATAACAAGTAAACGTCTTTCTGTTGATGGAACTCCTAACGGAGCGCAAGATGAAAACCTATTTACGATAGCCGGAGGGGTTGAAATTCTAAGACTATCAGGCATATTTGCTGATGTAACTGATGTTTCAGCGGTTACGGCAGCTGGGTTTGATTTGGTAGATGGGGATGCGAATATAGTACAGATTACATCAGCGGCAGGAACGGACTTATCAGCAAGCACATTGCAAACATCTATTCTACGAGTTGATCAGGCGGCAGCAGCGGTAACTTCTTTGAAATCAGATCAAGTGCGGATTATAGACGGTGCGGTGGGATTGGATCTACATGCTCCATTTGTTGTCAATGCTAAGTACGGAGGAACTACTTATTTGAGATTCAATTACACATCAGACGGCGGCGGAGCAGAATTTATTATAAACTTTGAAGCGGTATGGCGTCCATTGATTAGAGAATATGGATTGGTGGGGTCAGTATGAGCGTACATACTTCTGGAATAAGTCTAAATCCTCACGCCAAGCTATTTACGGGAACTGTCTATTATGTGGATGCTGCTAGAGCAGACAATACTGGGAGCGGTCTTTCTCCTGAAGCTGCAAAGAAAACAATTCAAGCGGTGATAGATGTCGCTGCTGGTAATGCCTGGGACGAAGGCGCAACTGTTCTAACGTTTGACGATGCTTCTGATTTTGAAGTAGGCGATTTGATATGGATTACTTCTTCAGCTTATAAGTCTGATGGTGAGATTGTCAGAATAACAGACGTTACCGGGGCAGTTGTAACCATTGAAAGGGAAACCTCACAATTTGGCGCACCGAATACAGGTATTAGATGGAATCATTCAACCAATGTTGGCGCTGGTACTTTATACGCTTATCTGTGTTGGAGAGATGAAGAGCAATATCACGCAAGCGAATTTTATTATTCTGCTGGTAGTGCAAAAGACTTTAGTACATTTAACTTCCCGAAACCGCGCGGAATGAATCCGAACTGCGGGCTGATAGTAAGACTTCAGAATAGCACAGACGGAACTAATGGTGCTGGGTTAGATATAACAATAAGTTTGAAAGACTAAGGAGATATTATGGAATATAAGTCAATAGTCAGTACAAAAGAGGTAGAGGGTAGAAGGGTCGCTGGGTTTGCATCTGTCTTTGGCAACATTGATCTGGGCGCAGATCGGATTCAGAAGGGTGCGTTTAAGAAAACCATCAAAGAGGGTATGAATCACATTCGTCATTTATGGCAGCACAAATTCAGCGACCCTCCTATCGCGGTTATTAATAACCTGGAAGAAGTATCAAGAGCAAAACTACCGGATATTATAAAAGAAAAATATCCTGAAGCTACTGGCGGTTTATTGGTAGAACGGGAATACTTAGATACTCCACGCGGAGAAGAAGTGCTGCAGGGCATCCTAAAAGGTGCAATTATGGAAATGTCATTTGGCTTCGATCCTATAAAATACGACTTTGAGGAAGTCGATAAGGGAAAAGGCCAACTAGTAAGAAATTTGCGTGAACTGAGGTTATGGGACACTTCAGACGTGAATTGGGGTATGAATCCTGCTACTGTTGCTTCTAAGTCAGCCGTTCAATATAAGGACACTGGCATAGATGACGGAGAGTGGGAAGCTATTGTACTTGATGAATTTGCTAACGATTTAGATAATTTATCGGATGCAGAAAAGAGCAGAATAGAAAATCATTTCGCTTATGCTGGCCACGAAATGAAATTATTACACCATAGAATCATTGATGGCGGAGTAGGTCCAGCGGTATGGAAGGGCGTGGCTATTGCCATGTCAGAACTAATGAAACCAGGTAATGATATTCCAGAGGTAGATCGAAAGGGATGTTATTTGCACCTGGCAGAACATTATAAACAATTCGATAAAGCACCTCCAGATTTTAATTTTATTGAAGCCATTAGCAAAACACTTGCATTAACAGAAGAAGAAATTGCAAGCGGTTTAGTTGGATACTTCAATTCAAGGGCAGGCGAGATCGGATCATTATTAACTAATCTTAAAGAGTTGCTATCAACAGCCAAGCCGTGGGAAGCTGATAAGGCCAATCCCGCACTTACTTTTATCGCGCTACAGAAATTAGAGCTTATTAAGAATCAAATTAATACATTATAAAGGAAAATAAAATGAACGTAGAAAAGATCAGAGAACTTCTACAAGCAGTGGTTGGCAAAGCCAGCCTGCTTGCTGATGAATGGGAAGGCAAAGAAGATGAAATGCCAACAGAAGTTGCAGGCGAAATTAAAGCGCTTGTTGCAGAAGCAAGCGACTTAACGGAAAAATTGAAAGTTGCTATGCAATTAGATGAACAATCCGCATTTCTCAGTACAGGACTAGGATCAAAAGCAGCAGTACCAGGAATGGCTGCAGATGCTCCTCCATCGCAAGGATCAATGGGATTCAAGAGTTTAGGAGAACAGTTATTCAGTGTTGCTAAATCCGGCCGCGGTTATACAGACCCACGCTTGATGGAAATGAAGCAAACAGGAATGAGCGAAGGCGTACCGGCTGACGGTGGGTTCTTAGTGCAGGAAGATTTTGCATCTGAACTTCTAAAACTCGTATTTGCAGAAGGTGAAATTTTAAGTCGTGTAAAGAGAATGCCAATTTCGGCAAATTCTAACAGCTTGCGGGCAAACTATCTTGATGAAGGCAGCCGAGCAGATGGCTCTCGTTGGGGTGGGGTACTCGCTTATTGGAAAGCAGAAGGCGCAACTAAGGTTGCAAGTAATCCTACCTTCGGACAGATCTTACTTGAGCTGCATAAATTGATTGGACTTTGCTATGCTACTGATGAGCTACTTCAAGATGCAGTTGCATTAGAATCAATTATTAGCTGGGCGTTTTCAATGGAATTTACATACCAGCTAGAAGCAGCGATCATCAATGGAACGGGAGCAGGACAGCCTTTGGGCATTGTCAATGCACCAGCATTCATTGCGATTGCTGAAGAAGCAGGACAGCCAGCAGATACTATTGTTAGCGAAAATATTGTCAATATGTGGAGCAGAATGTATGCACCACTTCGCAAGAATGGCGTATGGCTGATCAACCAGGATTGTGAGCCTCAACTTCACAGCATGTACGTAGCTGTTGGAGCAACTGGCGTACCGGTTTATTTGCCAGCTGGCGGGTTATCTGGAGCTCCTTATGGAACTTTATACGGACGCCCTGTAATTCCTGTTGAGCATTGCCAGACTGTAGGAACAGTCGGAGATATTATCTTCGCAGACCTCTCACAGTATTGGATGATTGACAAAGGTGGTATGCAGCAAGCAAGCTCCATTCATGTGCAGTTTGTAACTGACGAAACATGCTTCCGGTTCGTTTATCGAACAGACGGACAGCCTTCATGGCCTGGAGTATTAACCCCACAAAATAGTGCAGTAACCCTCAGCCCATTCATCGGCATTGAGAGTAGATAAGGATAAATTATGAGCAACCTACAAATTCCGCAAGGCGGATTATTAATCAATGGTTTTAAGCCACAAGTAAATACTGCGGCTATTGCCGGAGATTGGGTTAGTATGAAAACAGCTCATAAGATATGGGTTGTATTCCACATGGCGCAAGGACACGCCGGACAGTCCACACTAGCTTTATACGAAGCAACAACTGTTGCTGGAGCTTCAGCTGCAGTAATTACAGCGAAAAGCCATATTTGGTATAACTTAGATTGCGATACTGACATTTTTACAAGAGCAACGGATGCTGCAACTTATGAGCTAGATGTTGCATTGAAAGTAAAAATGGTAGTATTTCAGTTTGATGCTTCTCAACTATCAAGTGGTTTTGACTGCGTAAAAGGTTATGCTGGAGCCTCAAATATTTTGAACATCGTTGGGTGCCAATACATTCTTGACAATCGTTATAAACAAGGCACGCCTCCATCGGTGATTATTGATTAAGGAGATAATATGAGTAAAAATTTTATGATCCCTCAAGAAGTGGGATTAGTACAAGCACTAGAGCCACAGACTAATGCGGGGGCTTTGGCTGGTGATTACATCAGTATGAAATTCGCGCATAAGGTTCTAGTTATATTTCACATGACACAAGGCGCGGCTGATCAGGCTGTGCTTAGTCTAACAAAAGCAACTGATGTTGCTGCAACCGGAGAAGTGGCTGTAACGGCAACCTTCCCTATTTTTTATAACCTGGATTGTACGACTGATGTATTCACCAGGGCAACCGACGCTGCAAGCTATACGCTTGATGTTGGAGTAGCTAATAAGCTGGTTGTATTCGTTATTGATCCTTCAATCCTTCCTGGGTTCGACTGCATAGCTGCGGCCGTAGGAGCATCAAGTGCGTCAAATATTGTAGCAGTAACCTACCAAATTCTTCCGCGTTATGCAGGAGATGGAATCGGCACGTTTATTGCTGACTAATAAAACGGGGGTAGAAATACCCCCAAACTATAAAGGAGTTTTGATATGAGATTATACTCAAAATGGTTAGCAGGAAACCTAGTAATATATCCTGGAGGCCAAGGCGGAGGAGTAGAGTATTTCGTGGATGGAAATGCAGGACTTGATACCAATGACGGTTTAAGCTGGGATGCAGCCTTTAAGACTATGGCTGTTGGGCTTGCTGCTTCACATGCGAATATTGCTTCAGGAGCGGCAGGCTGGGCAGCACGAAATAAAGTCTATTGCAAAGGTGATGCCTTCGTAGAAAATCTAGTGCTATTAGCACAGAAAACAGACATCATTGGCGTAGGAAGTTACAACCAATTCCCACGCCCAGGACTGACTGGAAACCACGTTCCGATCAGTGCAACTGGCATTGGCGTGAGATTCTTCAATTTTCACTTCAACGCAGCATCGGGAGATATTTTTACTCTCGATTCCTCACAACGTGGTATTGAGTTCCATAACTGCTACTTTGATGCAACCCCAACCTGTACTGGAGCTATTATGGCTACAGCAGTTTGGTTCCTAAAGATTTATAACTGCCATTTTGTTGGTGATTTTACCGATGCAGTTATTGAACTTGGAGCTGGAAACGCACAGGGTTTGGAAATTGTAGGAAACTATATTGAGGGCGATAATCAGGGCATTGATTTTGATGCTGCAACAACTTGCTCTCCAAATAAGGTTCTGATTGCTGATAATAAGATCCATACCGCAACCGAGTGTATTAATGATGAGGCTTCAATAGCCGCTATTATGAATAACACTTGTGTAACGCTACAGGCAAAGGGAGTAGGCGGAGCAGGAGCGATCGTAGCTGATGAATTTTTATGCGGTGGAAATAAAATCTCCGCAAGCGACTTAGCTAATGCTGATTATCCCGCATTAGGCGCATTATAAAGAAAGGAAGTAAATAATGGCTAAAGCAGTAGTAAAAAAGACTGCCAAACCACGTAAGAAGGTAGTAGTAAAAGAAGTTGATCCTAAAGTAAGAAAGGCGTTAATACGTAGATACGGGGTCAAAAAACAAGGTAGAAGGGGTGGCAGATATGCCACCCCAAAAGAGATAGCTGAGAAACCAGAAGCCTGGGAAGGCGATGTTTCAGACTTGCTAGAGGATTCTCTAGAGGAGTAATAAATGG